TTTCATCCAATGTTCCTCACCCATATACAATGCACAACTAGGCGTTGATTAAGTTGCCGTTCTTGTTGCGTTTGTGTTAGTATAAGTAACATATGTAACCGTATTTGATATTGTTAAATCAATAGCTCCACTTGGGTTATCATTGATTGGTGGTACAGGAGGTGCGGTACAAGTTCTAGATATCGTAAACGTTCCTGTTGAAGTACTACTGGTTAAATAATGAGCAACATAAATATAATACTGAACACCTACCGTTGTTGTAAATGTATATGTTTCAGTAGAAAATGAATTATCAATGTTAGTTATGTAAGTTAATCCACTACAAGATCCTGACATAAATAATAAACTATGGTCAAATGTTGTTGTTGATGTGATGGTTGTTTGTTGACCGTCACCCGCAAATGTATACCAAACACCATAATTAGATGATAATGAAAATGGTGCAGTTTCAACAACCGTACCTACTGTCGTACCTGCTAATGAGCTAGTACCACAAGAAACATTTACAGCTCCAGAACAATAATCATTTGCTGGTGGTGGTAATGGAGAGGTTGAACTTGCGGACGCATTCCAAGAACTATACGTTCCTCCACAATTACTTCTAACATATAATATATAGGTTGTATTTTGAGTTAATGATGAGGTAGATGCCGATGTAACTCCCGCACCAACACTACCACTAGCAGTTAATCCTGTTGCACCACTACCCCCTAAACCTGAAGTTCTAATTTCCCATTCATACCCATTTGTCGGTAATGATGGTGATGCCGACCAAGATAAATTAGCCGAGGTTGGGGATGTGTAAGTTACTAATAATGGTGATGGTGCCGCGCAAGACGGTGGCGTCCAAGTGTATGTTAAACCAGAAGCTGGTTTAACTGTACTTGAAAGTGTTACAGTTGATGTATTTAATGTCCCTGCGGTTGTTGATGCCCAATTTGTTGTGGTTGTTCTGTTATTAAACGCAGTTGCCCCTCGTATTCCCACTTGAAATGTTGTTGCAGTAGCACTACCAGTCCCTAAATCAGGGCCTAATATATTATAAACAAATTGTATTGTGTTTGTTGTTTCGTTTAATTTTATTTGGAAATTATATAATTCACCAAAAAATCCTGATGTGGTATATCTTTGAAATCCTGTAAATTGTACTGTACACGTTCTATTAGGTGCGGTACCTGAAGTTAAATATCTAATACCAAAAGTATTTCTACTAAATCTAAAATGGCGAAGAGTTCCTGTGGATGTCGCATTTGCTGACATAGTAATTGTAGTTGCCGTTTTAGATGATACCGTAGCACCTGCAGGAATACCTGTACCACTAACTTTATCACCAACTAAAATTTGACTAATGTCTCCTGAAGTTACAGTAACCGTAGGGTTAGCATTTGTAGTACTAACTCGTAAATTACCACGACCTATAAGATCATTCCCCATTGGAGAAATAGAATTTGCTGATGATGATATTGGCGTGTAATTAGTACCTGTAGGTGTAGCACCTAATATGATAAACCCATTTTGACTAATACCGAATGTTGTAAAAACACTACCTTCGTATGTAAAATTAAATCCAATTGGTTGGGGGGCATACACACCGTCATCAAAAAAGACCGTATTTGTCCAAGTCGTGAAATTATCGGCATTAGTACCACCGGCAATAGGTGTATAAGTTCCTGTTGATGACCCAAATGTATAAGAACTAACTTGTGAATTAACAAAAAAACTTGTTAAAATTGTGAATAAAATTATTATATAGTTTTTCATAATTAAATATTTTTACTTAATAAATAGTTTAAAAAACAATTTAAAACAAGTGTAAAACTTAATAAATGAACATTAACCGGCGTTAAATTATTATATAACAAAAAAAGGAGACAATTTCTTGTCTCCTTTGTAGGTTATTTTAAGGGTTTGATTATCTCAATTCTCTTAAATCAAACGTACGAACACCGTCAACTGTAACTCTAGCGTAGAAACGGTTATTAACCATTTTCTTAGCATAACGAGTCATTATACCTTTAATAGGTGTAAAGTTGAATGGGTTATACATTGTAGGTGTCAATTGTAGAGGTACATACGGTGCGTAGATGTAACCTGTGTCAAGTAAAGACGTTCCTTTGTGACCAATCAAAATTGTGTTTGGTGGGAAGTAAGGATCTCTATACACTTGGTAACGACCAGCTAAAGTACCAACTCTTTCAATACCCATATTGTATTGGTCTTGCTCAGGAGACGCGTTAGATACGTGGAAGTATTCTAAATCATCAAAGATCGCAGAAACTTCAGAAGAAACAACAATCCAGTTAGCACCACCTCTCAAAGTTGATTTGTGAATTTGTGCAGACAATTGGTTGATTGCAGTAATCAAAGTTTGATTCCAATCTTTTTGAGTGTAAGAAGTTGTTAAACTTAATCTTCTCCATCCGTTGTAATCCCAACGTAAATTCCAAGCAGCACCTTTTCTAAGGTCTCTAAGGATTTCACGGTCGATTTCAGCAGCAACTTGTTCAGACAATAAAGCTGTCAATTCTGCTTCAGCATCGATATTATGGAATGCAGCAACGTCTTGAGCAAGCTCTGGAGACCATTGTGCTCTTAATTTTCTTTCAGTTACAGAAACTGTTACAGACTCAAGGTCAAAAGAAACCTCACCGATTTTTTCTTCAAACTCCAATTCTTCATATCTTCTCCATACAGCAGTAAATGATGTACCAGAAGTAATTGCAGATAAAGTAGAACCTGTATATCCGTCTAATGATGTATCACCACAAGTAGCACAAGCTGGACAAGAAAGATCAACTTCAAGAATAATACATCCATTTGCGTTACAGATGTCATAGAATGAACCACCATTTCCAGTGGTTGGGAAAGTAGTTTGTGTTGTTTCACCATACTGAACAATTCCTTTACCATATTTTTGAGTAACAACTCTAAATAAAAGTGGTTGAGCTGCTGTAGGAAGTGGACATGTGTTACCAGATGAAAAACCTAAACCAACATAATTTGGAATAATTTTAAGGTCAGAAAGGAAAGATTCTGTATCGATTTCGTTTCCGTCTGGTCCGATTAATTTTCCAGCACCAGCGATATTACTCCAACCACAAAGTTGAATTAAAACTTTTCTTGTGTTACCAACATACGCAGCATCATTATTAGATGCGGTAACTAAATTACCACCAGACCATTTAACAACTGTTGATGGAGCTGTAACAGCTGACCAACGACCTTTTGAATAGTCAAATAGACCACCTGGATCTAATCCTGGTTCTGCACCTTCGTAGAATAAATCATAAAGATTTTTTGCGTAAGGAAAGTTTGTTGCAGACGCATCACCATAACCTTGTCCTGGATTGTTTTCATTAGAGTTAACTGCTTCTGGAGAACCAACTGGTGGATAATGAACACCTGATGTTCCGTTATCATAACCACTTGAATATCCTTGGATTTTAGGTACGAAGTAGAACAATTTACCAATTGGTAAGTTCATAGCTTGTACAGATACGATATCGTTAGCTAATAATTTAGAGAATACTCTTCTAACGATTGGAAATACAACAGTTTCAAAAGCTCCGTTTGAGCCTTCAGAAGTCGCTTCGTTAATTAGGTGAGATGCTTGGTTTTCATATAACTGTGCAACGTTCTCTTTTAAATGTCCTTTAAGACCTTCTAGGAATCCTAATCTATCCCATTTGTTAATTGTATCTTCTTTGATAACTTTAAGGTGTTTTAAACCGATGTTACCAACAAGACCTGATTCTAATAATGCTCCCATTTTTATTGGTTTTTTTGTTTTATTTTTTATTTATGTATATTATAAATATACTTTACTTTTAAAAAAGTTTATTTTATTTTAGTCATTAAGTCTTTCATTCGTAAAAACTGTGGATTTTCATACGTTTTTGATTCAATCAAATTTGCAGCAGATCCAGTAGATGGAGTAATTTCTACTCTTCTTTGTACTGATTCTGTGATTGTATTTTCACTAGCTTTTGGCGAGTCTAACTCTGACTTAAGTGTTCTGTAAAGATTTTTAGATTCTTTTAAAGTTTCAGCGTTGTCAAATCTTCTAAGAATATTAATCTTTTCTTGTTTAGTTGTTGAATGCTCCGTGAATAACCTAGTAGCGTACGCAAGGTTTGAATTAAATACTGCAACTTCATTTAATTTAGTTCTAAACAAATCAAGTGCTTTTCTGTATTCATCATTTTTACCTCTTAGTAATTCAAGTTCTCTTTTATTTTCCAATGTAAGATTTCGATTAGGTGTAATACCTTTTCTTAATCCTCTTCCAGATTTTGAACCATTACCATAAGTTCTTGAAGCTTCTTTTGTTTCCATTTTAGAAGGTTTTACATTAAAATCCCCCTTTAAATTTTCACCCTCTTTATATTCAAATTTTGGTCTACCAGTACCCATAGTTTTGTTGGCAGTTTTCTTAACTGTTTTAAATCCACCATCCATGTTTGGTTTTTTACTCATTCGATATTTTGAAGCGTTGCCCATTCCAACACCTTTTGCTTTGAATCCTTTAGCTTCCATCATTGAGTGATATTTTTCTTCATTAGAAAAATCCTCTTCATCAAATTCAAACTTATGTGTTTTACTTCCATCAAACATACCGTCTTCCTCATCTAATTCTAATTCATAGATGTTTTCTTCTACTGGTCTAGAAAATTCTTCACCATTATCCATAGTGATTTTATCTTCTTCTTCACCCAAAGACATATAGTCAAATTCATCATCAAAACCTTCTTCATCATCAAATTCATTAGATTTAAATTTACTGGCCATCGGATCTTGATTAAGCATTCCTTTTTCTCTAATACCCATATCCAATTTGTTCATAGGCATATAGTCACCAAATTCGTCTTCTTCTTCATCATCCTCGTCTTCAAAATCAAAAGATAAATTTTCAAAATCATCTTCATCTTCATCATCATCAAAATGATGTGAATACATATCAAATTCAGATTTACCAAATTCTTTTAATTCACTATCATCCATCATTGATTCAGAAAGTTGGATAATGTATTCTGCGTTGTTTTCGTTATCGGATAAATGTATCATATTATCATCTCTTTTTACTATAACACCATCGTTATCACCCATCGCTCTAAATACTCTTAATACTTCAGAGTCAGATGCTTGGGTTAAATCAACTGTGTCATCATCGGAAGGCATTACTTCTTGACCCATCATTTCTTCATCACCCATATTATCTATGGCGTATTCATCGTCATCAGTAAATTCTTCATTATCAGTATCCGTGTCCTCAATGTCCACCTCAACTTCTTCTTCATCCTCAACCTCATCTTGTTCTTTTAGAGATTCTTTTACTAATGAATTGATTTCTTCCCTCATTGTTGATGAAAGTATTCCTTGTGCGTTTCTTTGTAAAGACTCTTCCAAATTCTTAATCTGGAATAATGCGTCTTCTACTTCTCTTTGATTTTTTGCCATTTTTATTTTTTTGACTTTATTCAAATAAATACACAGGTTTTTGAAAAAGTTTAATTTTAGACAATAAAAAAAGGGAACAACTAATGTTATTCCCTTTTTATGAAAAAATATTTTTTAAATTTTACTCTATTACTTCATCAATTTTACTTTCTGTTATTGAGGTAATCCTCCAGTCCATTGTGTAGTTTTCATAGATTTTTGTCACTTTTGCCTCAACATCCGTTGGTGTGTACCCTAAAACTAATTTTTCTTCTTTTACTTTTTTTACTCTCCCAGATTCTGAATCTAACAAATCTGATGTAATCTTTGCTACAAAATATTTTTCTCCTTGTTCCATAATTTTTTTTATTTACTCAAATAATCGGATAATCTTTTCATTAAGTCAAGAGATTTGTTTCCGGATTCACCAACATTTCTTTCTACAGTCATTCTTTTTTCTTCTTCTAAATTTTCATCAAACTTAAATCTATCATTTTTATCTAAAAATAAATAAGCTCCCGGTGTTGATGGAGAAGATACAAGATCAAAACAAATTAATTCAAAATCATCTTGTACTTCATTTTGTTCGCCAACTTTTTTTAACGACCCAACACCGCGAGAAGATATACCTAATGTTACACCTTGACGTAAGTAATTTGCTGCCATATCACCTTTTGTTGATACAATACCTCTTTCGTGAAAACCTGGTGATGTTAATAGTTTTAGTTTGCCTAATAATATCGGACCATCCCACCAAACTTCAGTTATCATATGGGATACACGATCAAGATCAATAAGTGAAGATTCTGGGTGATTAAGTTCTGAAAGAGATGTTCCTTTCTCAATCATTTTTTTATAATTTTCCGCTTCTCTTTTTAATATCTTTTCTGGGTAAACTCTACCATTTCTATTTGGGGTGTCATATTTTTGTAATACAGCATAAAACTCAAAAGGTTTTGAATGGTCCAAAAAGTTTTGAGATTCCATAATGTAATGATTGTTTTGTGATTTTGGATTTATATATCCAGCATCGTATTCGATAAGGATTCCTTTACCAGTTTCGTTTGGTCCTAAAATTT